GTAGAGGTAGAGCACTTAAGCTCTGCCTACATTACTGTAGGGGATGAAGATTAATAAGGAATATTAATCTTCGCGGCGGTTTCCCACCGCAGCCAATCTAAACCTATTCCGTCAAAAGGTTTAGAGGAGTCGACGTAGTCCCAATGGGGAATACGCCCAAGCTTCGACCTGTACCTAACATCGTCATGCCTGACGGTGATAGAACAGGATACCAACTCGCCTAAGAGGAAGCTGAGATACAACCCTGGCGGATTGTAAATCAAAGTCCTCCTAACACCCTTGGGGTAACGGATTACCCCGTCACCAAAAGTGATTCGTTTAGGGACAGACAGGAACTTACGATACAAAATCGTAAGATTTCTATCATACCTTATTCGACCACGATTGAGGACACTGAAAGGAACGCGAAGGCCGGAATCATTTGTTTCCGAAAACGGGACAAGAAGTAAATGCTTCTTACCAATCGTCGAAAGCAAATAAGAAATGCTAGATCTTAGCATTATTCCAGTTCTCGCAGACCATTCATTTAGGAGGTTAACGGCGACGAGAGTATCCTGAACCGTCTTATGTTTACGAATGTAAACAGGACGGCAGTACTGACCGGAAAACCAGTCAGCACCACAGGACTCTCGAAACGGTCCTTCAAAGAAGGACTTCGTGACATTAACGGTGAAGCCACAGATTGTGAGTAGACGGAGAAGACGATTAGATGCCTGAGTAAGGCAAATAAGATCATCTCCGAAACACCCCCAATTTGGATCAGCACCGTCCCGTACTTCAATGTCTAAAGTACGGTAAGTGGCACGAATCATGCAACTGAATAAGACAGTCTGCAATGGAAATGTAAAACCATTACCCATAGTAGATATCATATTCAACCTAAGAGGCCCTGACCCAAAATCTGTAAAACTGCACCGCAAATCCATCAAAGTATCAAAGAGGTACTTTGGTAAGAAATTACGGCACAGCTCTACCGAAACGGAATCAGGAGCCGAGGAAAGATCGATAGTAGCAAAGCTACC